AACTATCTGAAAACTATTTTGAGACATAAAAGTAGATTTACCAGCTACACCAGTTATAGTAGCACCCGGTCCTGCTGTAAATACAGACGACGAAGTAGTTGTACTAACTCCTTGAGAGTGAGTTAATATCAAACTACCTGCTGCCATATTTAATCCCCCTCCATTAGAAGAAATATAATCGTAAGCTGTAATTGTATAATTTCCAGCATTTACCACACTCTGATGTGGTCTAATGTAACCATTACAAGTCATATCACCTGCTAATGTTGAATCAGTAAGAGCAAGCCAATACCTCCAAGTTGCAGCTGGTACTGATGCACTACTTTCCCAATAACAAAGATACCAATTATTCCAATCACTACCAGCACTTACAGTTGAAGTACCTTTCATTGTCCACGCAGGGTTACCACTAGAATTAGCCGTTCCTCCGCCGTGCGTTAAAGTTCCGTGAAATCGTATATCACTAGACCCAGCTAAAACTGACAGGGTTGTTGTTTTACCAGATGCTGCTACCTTTAAATTATGAAACGATGTTACACCACCAGCTATACCAACAGTACCATTACCAGTCATATCTATAGTAGAAGTGCCTTTTGTAAATGTTCCTGTTCCTGCCCAAGATGCTCCTGTAATTGTTCCTGTATTACTGTTTGCACTTACATCATCTACAGATGTGCCTGTTCCTTCATCAAATTGAAACATTTGTAATAAACCTGTAGTGCTTGACATATTAGCAAAATCATTAAACATATCTGTTCGTAATTGAGCTGGTGTTCTAGCTACATTAAATATTCTTGTCATAGCTATTACACCATCAAAAGGTTGTGAAGCAAAGTCTTGTCTTCGGCCAACAGCAAAATTAGTAGGTGTAGTATGAAGAGTATCTCCTACTGAAGCTGCTGAAATTTCTAATTTACCATCAACATAACCTAACATAGTATCAGTAGCAGCATCCCACGTCATAGCAAGGTGATGCCATTTGTTATTAGTTAAAGTAGTCACTCCAGAAACACTAACTCTAGTGGAATCATCCGTATCTGTCCAAATATATAGTTTAGAATTGTAAATAGCTAAATGAACAATTTGATTTTCTTCAGCAATCACTGATTGATATTGAGTCACATCATCTGACTTAACCCAAGCTTCTAGCGTAATTGCTGTAGTAGGGCCAGATGCTAATGTAGAATTAATTATCTCACCTGAATCTTGGTCAAATACTACAGCACTCTTACCAATAAGACCACCACTGGTAGTAAAATCTCCTGCTACTGTAAGTGTTGCTGAGTCTCCATCCAATATTCCTCCTGTTGGCACTGTAATATTTACTGGGCCTGTTTGAGCTACATCGTTACAATCAACCTCATTAGCAATAATAACATTTGTAGCACTTAACATGTGTCCATTGTTAGGTTGAAATTTACCTGTTCCGTTAAACATTAATGTATTAAAAAGACCTGCTGAGTTTTCATTGTCTACTGTTCCCGAACCCGTAAGCACCGCATCACAAGAGGTTATGTTAGTTGGAGTTCCTGAATCACTATCTATATTAGATGCAAAAAGTAAACCATCTGCGTCTAATATTCCACCACTTGGTATTGACAAAACTCCACTTAACTCAGCCCTCTGTCCATTCAAATCTAAAGTATCTCCACTACTTACTGTAAATGCATCAAACTCACAATCTCCTGTAAGTTTAATATTTGTTGGGCCTGTATTAGTTGTAATATCAGGGTCAAAGTTTAAATTCTTAATTTCAATATATTTATCTGCACCACCGCTGTCCCAATCCCAATCATTACTTTGTTGTAAAGCTGGATAAAGAGTTGAAACGCCGTGAACCTTAGAAGCATTACCACTTGTATTACTATTAAATCTAAGACCTGAACTTGTCCATGTGCAAGTTGCTGCTGATGTTGTTGTTCCTAACGTAAGCGTATTTGGCCCGTAAAGGGTAACGAAACCTGATTGATTTAATAATATATTTTCTACAGTAATATCTCCTTTGATATACATATGATATGAAGAAGCTGCTCTATTATGTGTTAAATTGTAAAATGCCGTAGTTGCCGATTCATCATCTTGTATAGATTGAACCACATCTGCACCATTGTCGAACACGACAGTCCCGTTATTATGCGTAAAAGTTCCTGCATTTTCAAATGCTTTAACTGTTCCTGCAAGTGTCATATTACCTCTTGGTGCTGACAAAGTTCCGTTAGCTGCTATCGTAAGTGAACCGTCAAGGTCAAGAGTGCCGTTACCACTGTCTAAATCTGCGTTACCTCCAAATGATGAACTAGCTATTGCAGTAGTCCCTCCGCCTGTAAATGAAGTGCCTGTGCCTTCATCCATCTTCCACTCGTGTTTTGCAGTCTGTGGATATGTATTAGAATAAAGTGAAGCTGCTTGTTCAGCACTTAAAGCATAATCAAACACTTTAAGGTCTCGTAATCTACCATCAAATTCATCTATTGTGCCTCTAATACCAATTACATCAAATGTAGGGTCAGCAACTATTCCGTTATTAGTTAGAGTTTGAGCTACACCATCTACATATATTGCACCATTACTGTCTCCACTTAGTGTTACTACTATGTGATGCCAATTAGTATCTGTAATTGCAGTATCACAATGTAAATCATTAGGATAATCTCTAAAAATAACGTCACCATTAGTATCTATCTTCATCCAATGTTGATTAGCGTCAGATGCTTGACCAATTATAACATCTTCATTACCTGTAGCATTGTCCTTCTTTACCCACACGGCTACTGAAGAACCATCGTGAGACATAGTAAAAGAACTAGCTAAATCTACATGGTCGCCGTTGCCATCTAACGTTAAAGATGACAAAGCCTTACACTCTACCTTTCCTTGTGTTACTGTAAACGTTCCATCTGTCGTTGTGCTATTATCATATACATCTACGTGAAATTGGTCAAACCTTTCTGTAGGTCCAGACGCAGTTCCATTGTTTGATTGAGGTGAGCTATCTGTAACACTGTTGTTATTTAGTTTCCACCATCCTTGTAAGTTTGTAGTTCCTGCTGTTGTAAGTGAAGGGTCTCCGTTTATTCGAGATGCAAGTATTGCTACATCTGCATCGCTTACTACAGCATTGTAAATTCTAACATCTGCTAAATACCCATCGTGAAAATATCCTGTTCCAAGAACTGCAATAAGTAAATCCGAAGAATTAGTATATCCACTGTAATCTGTCCAACCGCTACTTACTGTCCTATCTAATACTCCGTTAATAAAATATTTAACAACTGAACTTGCTCCATTTTCATCTACTGTAACTGCTATATGATTCCAACCTTCTTTTATTGCATTAGTTGAAGATACTCTTGTTGATGAAGTGCCATTGCCAGTTACAAACTCTACTTTGTCATCATCATCAAGTCGAAGTTGCCACGGTGACACATTATTGTTTAAACTTGCAGCTTTAGATATAATTGTTTTAAAATCAGATTCTCCCATTGTAATCTTAACCCAAGCACTTAGAGTAATATCACCTACAATGTCAAGGCTACTGTGGTCTGATACTGTTATCTTATCATTAACTCCGTCAAACTCTAAAGCACTGTCAAGATTTACATTAACGTTTGCTGTTCCTAGATTTCCTTCTATTATTCCGCCAGTGCCTACTATATTGATTGTTCCCATTAGTCTTGTGCCACCGTTCCTGCTATATTTCTAATACTGTTTATGTTATTATCTCCATTTGACAAATTTAATGTTCCATTGTTATGTATATTTACAGCTCCTAAATTGTAAATTCCAGTATCGCTTGTGTCTCCAAAATATCCTCCTGTGCCTCCTGAACAAATATCGATAATGCCAAATACTGATAATTCATTTGCTGATTTAGCTCTTTGAAAACCACCTCTTTGAATATCTAAATTATTGAATATTTTTATGTGTGCTGATGAACTTGAACTTCCATCTTTCTGTCTTATGTAAAAATCAACTGAACTTGTATCTCCATTTATTATTAAATTATAAAACGCATCTTCTCTTATATCAGTGTCACCATTTCCAGTAAATTTAACAGTTCCATTGTTATGTGTATATGTTCCTGTGACATTATACCAAGCATAACCATTTGTCCCACCTGAACCGTCACCTTCATCAGTAATAGTAGTAGTATCACTTGTTGCGATAAATGTTCCTCCGCTTTCTATTGTAAGACTTCCGAAATTCAATGGTGCTGTCATATCATTTCCTCCTGTGTTTGCACCAATTGTAGCTCCGTTTGCTATACTTACATCCCCCGTTACTGTTGTTGTTACGGTGTTTGTGCCATAATTCATTAGCGTTCCATCAGTCATCGTCAAATCTCCTGCTACCGTTAATGTAGTGCTATTGCCTCTAAGTTGTAAAACTTTCGAGTCTGCATTTATTGTAAGATTATTAAATGTATTTGTTGCTGGATTTATATGGCCAAAAGAACTTCCTCCAAAAGTATTAGTGCCATCAAAAAGAACTGTGCCACTATTGTGCGTGAAAGTTCCTGAATTGGCCCACGCAAGATTGGCAGAGCTACTTGCATTTCCTTTAATTGTAGTAGTTTGGTTTGTTGCACTGTAGGTTCCTCCACTGTTGATTGTAAGACTTCCCATACTAATTGTTGAACCATTACCTGTAAGTGTTCCTGTTATATCTGCATTTCCTGTTACTGTAAGGTTAACATCATCTTGAGAACCAAATTTTGTAGTAAGTGAACCTGTAACTGTTAAATTTCCTGCAACTGTTAATAATCTTGCACCACTTCCATCGGTAGTAGGTTGCCATAGTCTGAGTGTACTGCCTGATGCTATTGTTAAATTGTAAACACTAATGTCACCGCCATACAAAAGCCATTGTAAAGTAGAACTTGTGTCAACTACAACTGTTCCAGTACCTACTGTAAACGTTCCACTACTTGTTTTGTAAAGTGTACTTGCTGAAGAAGAAGTTTCTCCTCCATTAAGTGTAGTAGTGCCGTTTGACCAGACAAAACTTCCTCCTTGAACTCTAATACCGCCAATGTTGTGAGTTCCTGTACCTCCTGTAAATGTTCCACTGTTAAGTCTTAAACCCCAAGTATTACCACTTCCACCACTTCTTAAATTAATTGTAGAAGCATTACAAGTTAAGGTTCCTCCATCTATTTGAGTATCTCCTGTTACTGTAAGTGTTCTGTCTGTTCCTCCAAATCCTGTATTAAGAGTCCCTTCTGTAATTGTAAGGTCTCCTGATATAGATAAATCACTTGCTATATGATGCACATTGTTTCCACTGTTAGTTGCATCGTTAAGAGTTAAATCTCGTATTCCACTACCTATATCAATCATACTTCTATCTCCCGAAGCTCTTAATCCTGTCATTATAATATTTAAATTTGTAACTGTTCCTGAATTGCTATAATTAAAATCTTCTGACGAACCTGCTAATGTTAATGAATACGAAGTATTACCTGTAAGCGTTCCACTTACTCCACAAGTTCCTATTGTTACATTATTATCTAACGTAACAGTATCTCCGCTTTGTATTATAACTCGGTCATCTGCATCTGGATTTCCTGCTGTGCCTGAACCATCCGCTGCCTGATTCCAAGCATTACTGGCTGTAAAATCGTGATTTCCATTTGAATACCAAAGAACTGTTGTCATAGGACAACCTCACTTACTGTGACTATATTAGAGTATATAGGAGCAGCCATCCACTAAACTTGCTCCGCATAGATAATAACTGTCAAAGCTGCTGTTTCGCCTGTAGCCCTTACACATAGATGTCTGATTGGTGTTGTTGAGATTGCCTTTAATGCATTACCGTCAACGGTGATGTCATCTCCAATCTGTGTCCAATCTGCACCGCCTTCACTTCCTGGAGCTTCTTTTAAACTTCCATATACTTTAACCGTACCATCTGTACTGTCTGTATTAAAGATTTGAATTGCATATCTATTGTACAATGAAACATCGCACTTATCTAAGACTGTAGTTTCAGAGGACCCTACAGCAGTTTCCGTATTTGAGAACGTTGCTGCTGTACGAGTTCTGTCTTGTCGCTTGTTTACTCTGACTACTGTTGAAGCCATTAGTCAGCCTTCCCTTTCTTGGACTTGAGTCCTTTCTTAGGTTTAGCTACTTCTTTTTTGGCTGCTTTAGGAGGTCTGCCCCTAGGCTTAGTAGGCTTGACGTTTGTCTTAACCCCTGCTCCAACCTTGTTCTTAACAACAGATTCGGTAACTTCAAAGCATTCTTGTTTAGATACTTCTGCAAGGACCCTTTCGCTTGTGATTTCTTTACTTTGACGAGGAGCCCATTTGAGTATCGTCCCAGAAGGATGCCTCCTAGTAAGAACCCCGTCTGTTTTGTTAGTAACTTTGACCATATATTAAGCCCTCCTACTAACATTAAGCGTTCAAGTTTCTGACACTACCTTGCGTATTAAACCTGTATACAACCAATTCACCAGCAGTGATGAATGCGTACTCTCTGCTTAGAGCTTGCCTTACTGCCAAGTTGGTATTATCAACATAGGTAGTTGGTGCTGCAATTCTCATTGCTAAGTTTTCCATATCCAACAAGTGTATTCTGGAGGTTGTATCTTTTTCTACGTGTTGTGAAATGAAAATTGGTATTCCATCATAAGAACCAACACGTGAATCGAAATTCAAACCTTTTTCTCCAGCTACGCCGTTTAGGTTTCCACCGCCACCTTGTGCTAAATCATATCTAAATGTTGCATTAGACAATGTTTGCATTAATTGTTTTAGGTTCTGATATGTATCGTGACCTGTTAAGATAATTAAGTTTGCATAGTCTACTCCGTTTTCTAATGCTTCTTGAATTAGGTCATCTAAATCAGACAGTTCCAAAGCTGCGTGACCTGCACTTCCTGCTGTTGCAAGAACGGTGTTTCCTTCTGCCCATGCGTTTGGTGTTGTACCGTCTCTTGTAATGTCATACATATCTAAGTCAGTTGCTAGGTTTGCAATGTAAGGTCTTGCTGCTACATCAGTAGTTACTCTGTCCAAAGATTCAAAGTTGTCACCTGCAACAGTGTCAACAGTAGCTAATAGCATATCATCAATAGCGAAAGCGTGTGCTTCACCTTGTTCTCTTCTCATGAAAGCTGCTAGATTACCTAGGCCGTCATCTGCTTCTGCTAATATCTCAGCTTTAGATGTCATTTGCCATGGAGTTACTACTTCTTTTAGAGTTGCAGTTACTTCAGTAATCTCTGGGTGGTCAGTTAGTGGGAATGTTCCGCCTTCTGCAACACCAGCAGTTGTACTGTGTCGTGCAGTAAGCACTCTCCAACCTGATTGTGTCCATGCTTCTTTCTTCAAAAGTTTAAAAACTTCTGACTTAGTATTTAGCTGATTAAAAACCTTAGCTCCAAACATTGTGTTGAAAGCTCCAGCAGGATTACTGCTGTCGATGTTGTCATCAGCTTTACTAATTCCGTACCTCTTGGATATTCCAAGTGTTCCGCCATAATAGGCGTTAACATATTCTTCAAAACTTATTCCTGCCATATTTAGTTACCTCCTGTTAATTCATCAAGTTCTTCCCAAGACTTAGATACATTCATCCAGTCTATGGATTTCTCTTCTATAGGAGCTTCAGTGGCTGGTGCTGGGGTAGCTTTTCTACCTGTGTATACACCAATACCGTGTTTCTTTAATGTTGTGACGGCTTTGTGAAGTTCATCGATGTCGTCCTTTTTCTTAGGCTTCTTTTCTTCCATCATTTTTTCTTCTTCTTCCTCTTCTTCCTCGTCCTCTTCTTCTTCTTCTTCTTCTTCGTCTTCGTGTTCGGCTTTTTCTTCATGGTCCATCTTTTCTTCGTGGTCCATTTTTTCTTCTTCTTTTTCACTCAAGTAATTAATTACTTCTTTAAGTTTCTTAAGAGTAGCTTCCATATCTTTTAGGACAGCTTCTTCTTTACCGACTTCTACTGGCTCATCTAATCCAGCGGCAATTTCTACATCCTCTGTTTCGACTACTTCTTCGTCGATAGCTTCAGTATGATTACCACCACAACTGCAATCTGTCATACCTGTCTATGTGTAAAAGGGTATATAAGTAATCTAAACTTTCCGGAAACTACTTTTTTCCCTTACCGCTCATTAGCCTTGCAATATTTTTAGGTGTCAACATTCTACCTCTTGCCTTACGCCAATATCCAGACCTATTAAACATTGCATTTCTAAATTTTAAACCACTACGGTCTCTTACTTTACCAGGGTCTTTTCCACCCATACCTGGACCATGTTTCAAAGGCGGGTCAGGTTCTTTATCTGCACCACCGTCTTGATGCCCAAACTTACCATAGTCATACCAAAGACCACCACAAAATCTTTCAGGTGAACTTGTTATCGGCGCACCATAATACGTCTTTAAATTTCTTGCATTTTGTAAACAATTATTCCATTGTGTTTTTGACGGATTTTTACCTGAACGAGCTCTTCTGCGTGTTTTAGGTTTTTTCTTTGGTGCTTTTATTAAATCTATTATATCATCTAAATGTTCATTGCTTTTCGCAAGTATATCTGATACGTTCTTTGCACTCCACATCTTACATGACCAATACCTTGCCTTATGTTTTGGGCCAGGATTGTCACAATTGTGTCTAGCTCTAAAGTTTCTACGCCTTTCTGGGTCATCACGTTTTATGTCTAACTTAGGGTCGCCAAACTTAACTTGTACAATGTTGCCTTTGTCATTCTTTACATATACACCAAACTTCTTGTTCTCACCTGAAAGCCTACGTGGTTTGTTC